ACAAGTCGCCTGGCCATGACCGGTACCTGGTGCGCAAGGCAGACGGGAACATCTCGCTGATCAAGTCGACGGAGCTGGAAAAGGCCGTCCCGCGCATCGACATCATGGCCGGAACCCTGGCCATCGTTCTGTACGGCCGTGCCTACGTGTCGCTGGACTACACCACCCGCATGAAGATCTCTCGCGTGGCTGCCCGTGCGCTGACCATCGCCGACGCGACCCAGGGCCAGGACTGATGGGGAAGCGCGGAGTCATCACGGACTATGCCGGGGAAGAGCTGTACGCGGGTGACCTGGTGACCTACGCGGTCCGCCATGGCAACCGGGTGCGGATGACTGACGCCGTAGTCGAGGACGTCACCACCAAGAACATCGGGGGGAGGCTGCTGCCGACCCTGGTAGTCACACCTACCGGCGCTGTGTCCGGCTGGGGCCTGGGTGCCCGCAAGACAGTTCAGCGGGTGGAGATCAGCGCGGAACATGTGCGGCTGGTAGTGCCAGACTTCCTGGCCAGCCTGCCGACCGAGTAGCCACCAGAGAACGGGGTCAGTGCCATGCGCGCTGGCCCCTTCTTTGGGTTGACCACATACCAATTTTGGGAGGTGACCCCTTGGAAATGGGCATTACTGGCACCAGCGCACCGGCCATGGGTGACATACGAATGATGGGCCAGGGTGACGTCATCTGGCTTTACCCGGACGTTGAGGACCGAAAGGACTGGGGTCGGTACCTGGACGCATTTGCAGCCGCGATCACGCGTGGCGCTGAGGTCAGGTGGGTTCGCTGATGTTCGTTGCTGGTCTGCTGGTCGGTGTACTGCTGGGTAGCTGGCTGCTGCTGGCCATCATCTGCACGTTTGGGGAGGACGAGTGACCCGCTGGAAGGACACTGCCGGAGACGTGTGGGAGTGGGACGGGGACGGGTGGCTAGAGCCTGTGTCCGGTGCATGGTCTGACTCCTGGGCCTCCGTCGATCGCGTCTACGGACCGCTTATCGAGGTGACCGAGTGAGGGTCTGTCGACTATGCGGGCGGGGTCGGCCCGCCACTGAGTTCACTACCGCCAAGGGCAAGCCGTCGAGCGCTTGCAAGGCATGTCGGCGAGCAAAGCAGCGCCAGCACATCAAGAACTACTACCGGTCGCTGCCGCCGGACAAGCGCCATGAGCTAACCCACAAGCGCCGTGCAGAGTCCTACGGGGTCGAGCACGTGGCCTATTCGCGCACGGCCATCTTGGAGCGCTGGGGACATGCCTGCGCCTACTGCGGGGCGTACGCCACTCACCTAGACCATGTCGAGCCGCTGAGCAAGGGAGGCACTGACACGGAATCCAACATCGTGCCAGCCTGCCAGCGCTGCAACCTGTCCAAGGGTGCCAAGACACTGGCTGAGTGGTCCAAGACGTTCGGCGCTGAGCCTCCGCCTTTCTAGGTAACCGACTCGCTAGGGCCTCAGTGACAGGAAGGGACAGCGATGCGCGCAGAACTTGTCACTGAGGACGGGGCGGAGATTGATCTCCGGATCGAGTACGGACAGACAGAGCTGACTATGTGGGCGGATGGCTGGGCACACAGCGCGTCAGTGTTCCTGACTGATACCGACATGGGAGAGCTTATCGAGGCGCTGCAAATCATGCGCGCTGGAAAGGCACGCAATGCAGTTTGCTGATTTGATTAGCCGGTTTACTGAGGTGACTGAGCAGGCGGACGGGGGTTTCCTTGCTGTGTGTCCCGCACATGGTGATTCCCGCCCGTCGCTCCGTATCTGGGTCGGCGATAACCGCACCGTTCGGCTGACGTGCCGCGCTGGCTGCGCCACTGACGACGTGCGCAAGGCCGCTGATCTGAAGTGGCCCGACTTGTTCGACATAGAGGGGGACGCTCCGACCGTGCCCAGCGCCAAGGCTGAGATGGTGGGGCCCAAGCACGTTGCGGCCCTGGCTTACTACGTGGACGAGTCACGCGACCGGCTGGCCGAAACTGACGAGTGGTCGGAACGGGCCAGGGACTACCTCGCCGACCGGTTCGGCATGAGTCCTGAGCTGGCGTATGCGCTGGGTGTGGGAGTCGATGACACCACGGTCAATCCGCTATTTCCGGCACTCAGTGAGTCCTACAAGCGCTACGCGCGACTGACTGTCCCTCTGCTGGACTTCAGCGGTAACCCGCGCGGTTTGCAGGGGCGCGACCTGACCGGCAAGTGCCCCGGGCGCTGGGTGTCGCTCAGCAACCCTGAGGGGTTCCGCTGGGCCCCCTACGGCGCGTTCCGGGGTGAGGGTGGGTACGGAGTAACCCTGATCACTGAAGGGCCGGGAGACGGCCTCACAGGGGTTGCCGTTGGCTACGACGTCGTCATGGTCCGGGGTGCCTCGCTGGTTGCCTCGCCGGACCTGGTTGCCGAGATTGCGCACGCCGTTGCCGGTACTCAGGTGATCGCGTGCGGAGACAACGACACGGCCGGACGCGAGTTCAACCGCAGGTTGGCGGAAGGGCTGAAGCCGTTCGGAATCGACGTTCACGCGCTGGCCATTCCGCGCACCCTGGGCAACAAGGCTGACCTTACCGACTGGCGAGAGAGTGAGCCTCAGACGTTCGCGCTGAGCTTGCACAAGGCCGTCAAGGCTGCCCGGCCCGTTGCCAAGGCTGAGGACACGGCGCGCGAGGAACGCAGCGAGGAACTTAGCGAGGCTACCGGCGCTGACATTGTCTCGCGTGAGATGGGCAATGAAGCGGCCCGCATCCTCGCTGGCCTGCTGGAACGCTACGGGGACACGGACGCCATGAACGCGTATGCCCTGGTGGCGTGGACGGATGGCCGGATCAAGTACGCCCCGGGCCTGGGTTTCTACGTCTGGAACGGGCGCACGTGGGAGCGATCCGCGCACAAGGTACGGCAGGAAATTCACCGGATGGGTGCTGCCCTGGTGCTCGCTGGCAAGGTCAAGGAAGCGCGCGGCTTCACCATGACGACCCGCATCAACGACCTGATGACGGAGCTACGCAGCGTCCCCAGCGTGTACGTGACTCCCCAGGAGTTTGACGCACGCGCTGATCTGCTGAGCTTCCGCAATGGCACGGTCGACCTGCGCACTGGACGGCTGCACCCGCACCGCCAAGAGGACATGCTGACCTACTGCCTGGCCATCGACTACGACGCTGCCGCCAAGTGCCCGCGCTGGGAAGCGTTCCTGGTGGAGATCATGCCGGGGAAGCCGGACATGCCTGCCTACCTTCAGCGGCTTATCGGCTACGGCTGCACGGGCCACACGGATGAGCAGTGCTTCGCTGTCCTCTGGGGCAAGGGCGCGAACGGCAAGAGTGTGCTCACTGACACCCTGTCAAGTGTGTTCGGGCCGATCAGCAAGACAACGCCCTTTGCCACGTTCGAGGAAAAGAAGAGCGGCGGTATCCCCAACGACATTGCTGCCCTGCGCGGTGCCCGGTACGTCATGGCATCTGAGGGTGAGTCAGGCAAGCCTATGAGCGAAGCGGTGCTGAAGCGGGTAACCGGCAAGGACATGGTCTCTGCGCGGTTCCTGCAACAGGAGTTCTTTGAGTTCAAGCCGTCTTTTCTGCTGATGCTGGCGACGAACCATAAACCCAAGTTCAAGGGCCAGGACGATGGCCTGTGGCGTCGAGTGAAGATGATCCCCTTCAAACGCTTTTTCGCCGAGCATGAGCGGGACCATGACCTAGACAAAAAGTTGATGGCGGAAGCCAAGGGCATTGCAGCGTGGGCAGTGCGCGGAGCGGTCGAGTGGTTCGCCAATGGACTACAGGACCCTGCGGAGATCACGGACGCTTCGCGCGAGTACCGCGAGACTTCCGACGCCCTGGTCGGGTTCTTCCCGGGTGTCTACGACCGAGACGAGAGCAACCAGGTTCCCGGGGCCGACGCCTACAACGCGTACCGGGAATGGTGCGAGGCTGAAGGGCTTCCCTCTAAGGAGATCTGGACTCGCCGCGCTTTCTATGACGCGATGGAAGAGCGACAGGTGAGCCGTAAGAAGACAAACAAGGGCATCACGCTGGTGGGTATCCGACTCGCTAGCACTGAGGCAAAGCCTACGGGCCCCGGGATCTTCGGAAAGGATGCCTGATGTACTACGAGAGAGAGTGTCCGGCTGATCACTCGGACCTGAGGCCCGATGAAGTGTGTGGGGCCTGCGGGGCGCAGGTCTAGCCAGTCGTAAGCAGAGGGGTCACCTACCAATTTTGGTACGTGGCCCCTTTGTGCTGTGCAGAGGAGAGAGCATGAAGGTATTTCAGTACGCCATAGCCGGTGACCCCGTAACGGTCAAGGTGCCTGAGGACGCGCACGACTTGCGCGCATTCTGGTACTGGTTCCAGGACGCCAACCGGCGGGGTCCGATCGCGCTGGACACCGAGACCACGGGCCTGGATATCTACGCCCCCGGATACCGGCTGCGGACCGTGCAGTTCGGCGACCGGAAAACCGGCTGGGTCATCCCCTGGGAGCTTGGCGGAAGGTTCGTTGAGTACGCCCTGAAGGTTCTGCGCGCGGGTTCCCGCTTCCAGATCCATAACGCGCCGTTTGACTGGGCGGTCCTTGACCGGCATGCGGGAATCAGCATTGAGTCACTGGCCCCGCGCACCATCGACACCCGCCTGAAGGCTGGCCTTATCGACCCGCGCCAGCCGCAAGAGGGTGGCCGGGGAACGGGTCTGAAGCCGCTCAGTGCGTACTACCTTGACCCTGCCTCGCCGGACACCCAGGGCGACCTTACGGCCGTGTTCCGGTCGCTGAAGCTGACCAAGGCAACCGGGTGGGCAGGCATCCCGCTGGACCACCCGACCTACCTCCTGTACGCGGGCCTTGACGTCATCCTGACCAGCCGTCTGGACGTGGCCCTTGACGCCGAGCTGGCCAAGCTGGAAGTGCGCCCCGCCCTGGTCGCGTATGAGCATGAGATCGCGCGTATATGCGCCATCATGCAACGCAAGGGCATGGTCCTTGACGTCGAGTACTGCCAGGGTCTCAGCGCGGAACTGTCTGAGGATGCGCTGAAGTTCGAGGCTCAGGCGCTCCGCTACGGGGTCGAGAACATCAACGCCACCCGTCAGGTAGTCGAGGCACTGCTAGCCATGGGGGAGACGCTGACCGACCGCACCAAAACGGGCGCGTTCAAGGCTGACAAGGCTGTCCTGTGTGCGCTGGCCGACCTTGACCAGCACAGTTGGGCCCCGCTGGGCAAGCGCAAGGCCAATCCGCTGGCTGAGGCCATTCTGCGGAGCAAGCGCGCTGGCAAGTGGAATAGCGCATACGCGCAGACGTTCCTTGATGTGGCGGACGCTGAAGGTCGGGTGCACTGCTTCATTAACAGCATGCAGGCGCGAACGGGCAGGATGAGTATCACGCGCCCCGCCCTTCAGACCTTGCCCAGCTCAGACCAGACCATTCGGCGTGCGCTGCTGGCTGAAGAGGGACACGTCATGGTGTCCACGGACTTTGCTGCCGTTGAACTTCGCGTGTTGGCTGCGCTGGCTGACGTCAAGCGAATGAAGCAGGCCATTGCCGAAGGCACGGACCTTCACTCGTTCACGGCTGGCCTGGTGTTCGGCCCCGACTTCACACCCAAGCACCGGAAGATCAGCAAGGGAATTGCGTTCGGCAAGGTCTATGGGGGTGGCCCTGAGCACATCGCCCGCCAGACCGGTGCGCCTGAGACTGACGTCCGGCGGGCCCTGGCAGCGTACGACCGTGCCTATCCCGAGATTGCGCGCTTCAGCCGTCGACTTCAGCGGGAAGCGTACGAACACGGAATGGTGGGTATCTCGGTCACCGGCCGCCGTCTGCCTGTCGACCGGCACAGGGTCTACGCGGTGACCAACTACGCCGTGCAGAGTGCGGCCCGCGACTGCCTGGGCCAGTCGCTCATCAACATGGAGGAAGCGGGCCTGCTGGACTACATGCGGCTGCCGATCCATGACGAGGTTCTGGCGTCCGTTCCGCAGGCTGACGCCAAGGACTACGCGCGCCAGATTGAGCAGTGCATGACGTTCGACCTGTACGGCGTGCCGATCGAGTCTGAGGCGGAGATCGGGAAGCGGAGCTGGGGGAGCCTGTACGGCGCTGACTACTGACAGGTGATGAAACGGCCGGCCTCTGTGACAGAGGGTGGCCGTTTCCTCATTGTGATGCACGCTACACGTACGGGCGGCGAACCTTCGGTAACGCGCATGGCATCCCCCGTTGGCATATGCCAGACCTGTCAATCCCAGGGATGAACCACGGTCACGCCTTGGAATCCGAGACAACTACCTGGCCTAGTAGCTGGTCTCACTATCAACTTCCCTGAATCTGACGCTTGACCACCTACCAAAAAAAGCGTCTAGTTCACCTCACGCAACGACGAGTCATCCGGCCGGAGGCTCGAAACGTGCGGACCACGTCCCTGAGAACGGGGACCATGTCCGCTGATCAAGGCTGCCCCTGGGGCACCGATCCGGCCATCTCCGTTCGCAGGTAACCGACTCGCTAGAGCCGAGTCAGACCCCTTGAACGGAGCAATCATGATCACGCTTGCCCACATCTACGCTGCCCAGTCCAACGACTCTGACGCCATCTCCGCCGTACTCACCGAGATGAACGAGCGGGTAGGGGTCCTGGCCTCCCAGGCAGCGCGCCGGATGAACGGCCACGGGGAGCACGCTGACGACTTTGCCCAGGACGCACGGGAAGCAGTCCTGACGGCCATCCCGCGCTATATCGGGGCCAGCGTTGACGGCTTCCTGGGGTTCCTCTACTCGTCCGCGCAGAATGCACTCAAAGACAAGGTCCGTGCGGCCCGCTACCAGGGTGCAGACAAGGACGCTGTAAAGGTCTTCATGTCGATGATGGAGCTTGCCGACAGCGACGCACACAAGGCTGAGGCCCTGGCCCAGACTGAGCCGCCCAAGGGTCTGCGCCTGTCCGCTGAGCGCGCCAAGGCTGCCCGTGTGGCTTGGCAGGGAAGCGTGAGCATCGACCGCCCGAACGGGGATGACGACGAGTCGCCCAGCCTGGCTGACACGCTGGCCGTCGAGGATGAGACCCCGGACGTCATCCGCCCCAAGGTGGGCCATGGCGCCGCCCTGGAAGCCCTGGCAGTCCTTCAGCGGTACTCGTCCGCGTACGGGGTCCTGAACGCCCTCCCTGCGGACGCTGAGGCTGTCGACGCGATCGAGGATGCTGTCAGGCTTCCCAAGGACGCGACGGAACGGCGCTACGTACTGGACGCTTGCGCCATCCTCCGTAGCTACGTGTCGACCGCCCAGGATGGCGACATGGCCGACGATCTGCGCGACCTGTCCGACGAACGACGCGACGAGCGGGCCGCCAAGGTTGGCATGGTTCACGCCGCACTCGACCGCATGGGGGCCGGACAGCGTCTCGTCCTGATCCACTCGTTCGGCATCGACAACGTAGAAAACTTTGGCTGGGGTGACGGGTGCGACCTTGACGGCCTGGCAACCAAGCTGGCATGCACCCCGGATAACGCCAAGGTCCAGCGATCCAAGGGCCGTATGGCGTTCGCCAAGTACTTCATTGCCCTGGTGGCCACCACTGAGGCTGACGCTCTCGCCTGGGCTGCTGCTGCCGCTGAGGCGCGCAAGTCGGCGGGCCGGAAGTGAGTGACAGCAAGACGTGTCGGAAGTGCGGGGAGACTAAACCCCTCTCCGCATTCCATCGCTGTGCAGCCGTCAAGGACGGACGCAAAGCCCAATGCGCCGAGTGCGGGCGGAAGTCCTCTGCCCAGTGGCGAGACTCCAATACCGCGCATCTCGCGGAGTACAGCAAGGCAGACGCGCAACGGCGCAAGACGTATCAGCGGGAATGGCGCGCCGCCAATCCAGACCGTATCCGGGCGTACCGCGAGACTTACAAGGCAAAGGCGGACCCCCGTGATTTCCTCACCCAGTGGCGTCGTGCGAATGGCGTACGACAGGGCCAGGCGGCAGAGGAAAGCACCCTACAAGCGCGCTGACGTGTTCGCCCGCTGGGATGGCCTGTGCTGCTACTGCATGGCCCCAGCGGAGCATCTGGACCACGTGCAGCCGCTATCGCGGGGAGGACGTGACGTGCTGTCCAACGTGGTGCCTGCCTGCGCCGCATGCAACCTGTCCAAAGCTGCCCTGACCCTCGCTGAGTGGTCCCAGGTAACCGACTCGCTAGCCACCCAACACACCGAGCAAACCGAGGAGAAACCGCGATGACGTACACCATGCGCAACGGCTACCGAGTCATCACCCGCAAGGTGGACGAGGGTACTGAGTTCGAGACCGTGAACACTCGCGGCGAGACCATTTCGACCGTGCGTCTCGGCTACCTGTCCGCCCGTGAACTGGTTCTCGACCTGGCCAAGCGAAGCGCGTGACACTGGCGCAATTTGCCAGGGCGGTAAGTTACCTGGGGTCACATACCAAATTTGGTAGGTGGCCCCTCAGCACAATGGAGGAGAGACCTTGCGCGTAAGCGTCATCGCATCGACTGAGCTGCACTACCAGGGCGCACTAGAGGACGCGTACCAGTACGACACTGAGAACGGGTCGACGGATGCTGACCACCTGGCTGAGGCTGCGGGGCGCATCTGCTACCAGTCATGGGGCCGCAAGAACCCTGCAACGGCCAGTAACTCTGGGTACCTGGCCAACATCCTGTCCCAGGGCCACTTCAGCGTGCTGGAGCATGCGTCAGTGACGTTCCTGGTGCAGGACGTTTCCCGCGCGCTGCTGGCCGAACTGAGCCGCCATCGCCACCTGTCCTTCAGCGTGGTGTCTCAGCGCTACGTGAACTACGCCGAGACTGACCCCGTGGTTCCGCCCGCGATGAACGCTGATGAGGCCCACCTAGTCGCCTGCTACTACGACGAGGCACTAGAGGCTTACGAGGAACTGACCGCGCGTCTGGTGGCCCGTGGTAAGACTCGCAAGCAAGCCCGGGAAGCCGCCCGCGCGGTACTGCCCAACGCTGCCCCCGTCGACATGGTGGTAACCGGCAACCTGCGGGCCTGGCGTGACGTGCTGGGCAAGCGACACAGCAAGCACGCTGACGCCGAGATTCAGGAGTTTGCGCGGCTGGTTCTGCTGAAACTCCAGTTCATCGCACCGAACAGCGTGCAGGACATTCCGGCGGACGCCAGCGAGTGACTGCATTCCTGATCACGGTTGGGGTCCTGGTGCTCTACGGCATCGGGGCCCTGGCCGTTTGCTACGCACTGAGGAGAGATGATGAGCGATCCACGCGAAGCAAAGCTGCCCAAATGGGCCCAAGAGTCCCTGGCTGGGCTGCGCCGGGATCTGGTGAGAGAGCAGGCGCGCGTAGCGACGCTGAAGCGGGACGTAGGCGAGACTGACGTCTTCATCCGGGACTACCTGGGTAAGGACTTGCCTCTCCCGCAGGGGTCGGTAATCGCATTCGACATGACCCCACCCGATTGGCGGGCCAAGCAACTGGTTCAGGTCTATGTCAGCGACCGTGGAACGCTGCACGTACAGGGGGATTACAGCCTGAGCATTGACCCGCGCGCATCCAACGCTTTCGATATCGGAATCAAGGTGACCAGATGACCCCTGAAGAGGCCCTGACGGCTGCACGGGAGCACGTCGATAAGATGGCGACCAATACCCGTGGCTACACCGACGGTGCCCCCTTCAGCGCGCGTGTGGCGGCCGTAGAGCGCTTCGCGCGATTCTTGCTGGGGGAGGTGAAGAGCGCTGACACATTCGACTACTCGGAATGAGCGCCCGGATTGGGACAGCTACTTTCTCGCTGGCGCTGCCTGGGTGGCCACCCGCGCGGACTGCACGCGTTCTCAGGTGGGAGCAATCCTGGTCAACGCGCAACAGGAAGTGCGGGGCACGGGGTACAACGGCGCACCTAGCGGCGTACCTGGCTGCCTCAGTGCTGGGGCCTGTCCACGTGGCCAGCTCAGCTACAGCGAGGTCCCCGCAGGCACCGACTACGCCAACTGCACGGCGGACCACGCTGAGCGCAACGCCATCCGGCACGCTTCCGCATCTGAGCTGCCCGGATCGACCCTGTACACCACACGGGCCCCGTGCCCGTCCTGCTGGACTCTGATCCGGGCCAGTGGCATCCGGCGGGTGGTCTGCCCGTCCGCGCGCTGGACCCTGCGTTACTAACCTGTGACCTAGGACCAGCTACCAATTTTGGTAGGTGACTTGCACGGGTGCGCTGCCGGACCGTAACGTCTCTCTTGTCAGCAGCACAGCGAAGCAGGAGGAACCAAGATGTTCGGCATCGTTCACCGTAACGGCAACTGGTACGTGGTCAGTCCTTACTACAAGGTCTACACCGGCACTGCCTACGGCACGGCGGATGCTGCCTGCGACGCTGCCGAGGGGTTTGAGCGCACTTGGCACCACTGGGCTGAGAAGGTTCGCCCGACTGACGCGGGTATCGCTGCGAACAAGGTCAAGCTGGTTGGATTTATGAACTAGCAGGTCAGAGGGGGTCCGGGGAAACCTGGGCCCCCTTTTGTGGCACTCACCGCATACCAATTTTGGTAGGTGCCTTGCGCGCGCCCGCGCGAACTGCCATAGTCATCCCAACAGCACACGACAGAGGGAGCAGGGACCATGGAGATCACGGACTACACCGAGAACGGCAAGACCTACGCGACGGTCACCGAGAACGGTCAGGAAGTCTTCCGGACGGCCAGCTACTACACCGAGCGCATGGCCATTGCGGACGCGTTGACCTGGGTGGCCTTCCACGGTCCGGCGGGAACCATGACGTTCGGCCAGATGCGGGCCTACAAGGATGGTCTGGCCGCTCGTCTGCGGATGGACGCTGAGAACACTGTGACGGTATCCAGCGGAACCCACGTGCTGCCCTGGGACCTTGCGGACAAGCTGAGGGACGGCCAGCCCCACCCGCGCCACACCATGCCGGGCACGATGGGGGCGCGGAAGCTGGCACGGCAGAAGATGTTCAAGGACGTGGCTGCGCTGCTGGGAATCCCGGTGGCTGAGGCCCAGCGGCTGCCGCGCATGCTGGCTGACAACCGCTGGTAGTGCCAGGTTGGCCCCGTCCTTAACCGGGCGGGGCCCTTGGTGGGGGGGATCATGGAAGAGGTCGAGTTCTGCGCCATAGTCCTGGCTGAGAGCACTGAGGACGGGCGCAGGCTGGTCGAGTGGGCGGTATCAGCGGATGGCGGTAACGCCCCGTTGCTGGAAGCGGTATTCAGCTTGATGTGGAGGAACCATGAGGCACGCTGAAAAGGTCGCTCGCTGCACTGTGGCGCGCACTGTGGAGTCAGGGAGCTATTTCACGCTGGAAGTCGATTACGTGACGGCCAGCGGTATCCGCAAGACTCTTGTACTGCCTCACTCGGTCGGCGAGAGTCTGCGCGCTGCCCTGGAAGATGAAATTGCGGCCATGCCCGCTGAGCGCCGGAAGCGTTCGTTCTTTGCGTCCCTGAAGCGTCACCACTAGAGAGGCACAGTATGCAGATCCTTGATGTCACCATTAGCGGCACGTGGACGGTCCCTGATGGGGGAGTAGTGGACGTGCGAACGGTGAAGGTCGGATGGGATGGCGAATGGGTCGAGGATGGCGACGTAGCCACCACCACGGCTCAGCGGAATGAAGTGATAGCGCTCTTCCCGGATGTCGAGATACAAGACATGTCCATTGTGCCTGAGCCGATCGCGCCGGAAGATCCGGCAGTGTAAGGAACTGATGTAAGGAACTGGGCCCTACGGGGCCCTTTTCTTTTGCCCTCTTTTTGGTTGCTTAGCGAAACTAACCTTTCACAGGAAGGTCACAACTTGACATAACTGTGCAGTAGGTTGTCTACACGCGTAGCCGGAGTAGGTCACTCCGCTTATTGTTGAAAGCTGTAATGACCATCTAGTCGGGGGACGACTAATGATCACCTTTGCCGACCTGGGCCCAGTACCTACCGTCCACCTGTTTCTGAGAGTCCCTGTGCCGCTCGACCATGGCGGTTGGCGCTGGGGTGAGCATCCGCGCGCGCAGGGTTGCATGGTGCGTGAGTACGCCTACAACGCGCGTGAGTGCCAGGCCCTAGTCATGGTCTACGGCCGGATCACCCCGACCCTTCTGGACAGGCAGTCGCTAGGCCCGCGCTTCAGCGTGCTGGCCAGAGGGCCGGTTACCGGCATGGTCCTGGGCCTGGCTGAGTGGGCCTGGTCGGCGAGTGAACGGGCGTTCATCCAATCCGCTGACTACATGTGCGGCTGGCGTCCGGCGGCGCGTACCTACTACGTCAAGACTGGGCAACTGATCGAGCGCCAGCGGTTTGATGCCAGCTTGACGGCCCCGCCGCTCATGCCACTTCCGGCGCGCAGAGAGCTGGGGCGTGCGGCCTAGGCTGGACCCATGACAGACCTTGGGTACACATGGCGGATTGCCGGTCGGGAGATTGCGGGCGGGAAATGCTCGGAAGGGTCGGGCGTGGCCGACTGCGTTGATGCCGTTGTAGAGGGCGTGGACGGCGCTCTACGGCGTCACTACATGCCGGATGGCCCGGAAGTACTCAGCCAGGTTCTTTACGCCGTCTGGGGCCCGCTGAGGCATTCCATGGTGACGGACGGAACGCTGGCCACCCGTGAAAAGGGCGGGAGCTGGCAGGGTTCCAATGGGCCCGTCAGCGTGCGAATCTGGGCCCTATGACAGTCCTTCAGACAGCGCCATCACGCCGCTACGTAGTGACCCAGCTTCCGGACCGATCCCGCTGGGTGATCCTTGATCGGTTCATGTTCGGCTACTGCACCCTGCCGGACGGGGAAGGCAACCTGCTCCCGCTGGAGTGGACGGTCAGACAGGGTGCCGAAGCCTGGCTGTACAAGTGCCGGGTGGCCTGGGGTCGGGGCCTGGTGCCTGCGCCCGCCGGGTGGGAACCGTTCAAGCCTGAGCCGTCCCCCTGGGATACGGCGCTCAGCTAGGGCCATGTACTCAAGATTGCGCACGATTGGGCAAACGCGAGTAGTCTTGAGTACATGAGCCTTTCACAGAGCATCAGCGCCGCCAACGGCCAGCGACCGGCCATCGCCGCTTACATCCGGCTGAGTCGTGAGAACGAGGATTCCGCCAGCATCGAGACTCAGCGGGCAGCCGTCCGGCGCTGGGCTGAAGCCAACGTTTTCGACCCCGCTGAAATGGTCGAGTACATCGACTCAGGCGTATCCGGCGCTAAGGCCCTGGACGCACGCAAGGGCATGCGCCAGCTCATGGCCGAACGGCCGGTCGTTGCTGTCGCCTGGAAGCTGGACAGGTACGCCCGCAGCGTCAGCGAGTTCCTACGGCTGGTCGCCTGGGGCGAGGCTCATGGGGTCCGGCTGGCCACCACGGACAACACCATCAACACTGCTTCGCCGACCGGCCGCATGGTCGCTGTGGTGCTCGCTGCACTCGCTGAGTGGGAACGCGAGATGATCAAGGGCCGCATTATCGACGGCCATGCCACCCGCCGTGCACAGGGCCGCTGGGGCGCTGGCCAGCCTCCCTACGGCTACGCCATCGAACGGCGGGACGGCGCTGCCTACCTGGTCCGCAATGAGCCTGAGGCGGCGAAGATCCGGGAAGCCGTAGACGCACTCATCAACGGCGGAACGGTCACCAGTACCGCCCGCATGGTCGACATCAGTGAGCCTCAGTGGCGACGCATGCTGAAGGCCCCGACCCTGCGCGGACAGCGAGCACACAAGGGCAAGCTGATCCTGGCTGAGGACGGGATTACGCCTATCCAGTTCGCTGAACCCATCCTGAACGCTGCGGAGCACAAGGCCGTGCGGGACAGGCTGCTGGCGCTGGCTACCGGCCAGGACCGTGCGCCCCGTGGCGAGTCTCCCCAGTGCGCCGGAATGGCCTGGTGCTACAAGTGCGGCGGACCGCTGAGCGGCGGGAAGAGCGGTGCTGGCGTGCGCCTGTACAAGTGCAAGCTGGGCCACGTGACCATGTACGCCGAGACCATTGATCAGCGGGTCGAGGAAGCGTTTCTGGCCACGTGGGGCGAGATGGCCGAATACACCGTGCGCCTTGAAGGTGGCAACGATCTGTCAGACCAGATGATCGAGGCGCAAGAGGCTGCCGAACGGCTGGCCAGCCAGATGGCATCCGCCGGACCGCTCATGTTGACCAAGCTGGGAGAGATGGCCGAACAGCTGGAAGCCACGTACGCCGCTCTAAGGGCCTCCCATGACCCAGACGTCAGGGAAGTACTAGAACCCACTGGGAGGACGCTGGGGGACGCCTGGAGGGCCGACACGGGGTCTCGCGGCCGGCTTCTACGGGACGTGGGCCTGTCCATCACGCTGTACCCCAAACAGCGAGCCGACCGGCTGGAGATCTCTTGGGCCATAGGCGGAGATGACGTCATGCTCGCCGAGTACCTGGGTGATCTGGACGCAAGCGCGTGAGCTAGACCACACCTGAAGATAACGGGTCGGACTCGAAAGGGTCACGGCCCGTTACTTTTGCCCTGACAGCGCACGGGCGAGTGACGAACAGCTCTTCAGCGGACAGGATCAAAACACCCTCTGACCTGGCCTTAGTGATGAAGTGACGATTAGAGACACAGTTCTAGTATCTCTAAGGGTTTCTATAGAGGAAGCTGAACCGACCTCCAAACCGTCACTCCGTCACTCAGCAGCACTATCCCCGGATATCACGATTAGGTAACCGACTCGCTAGTTATAGGGGGAGGGCGGGTGATCCCGCACATTAAGGTCTGACACCAGGTGGTCTGAGGCCCCGCCCCTATCGTCCCCAGTGAGACTCCCGCGCGTACTCTCCTCCGCCCGGTTGAGTCCTGGGGACCTTGCTCCGTTAGCTCAGTGGTAGAGCGCCCGCCTGTCGAGCGGGATGTCACCGGTTCAAATCCGGTACGGAGCGCAGCGCACGCGTGCAGTGTGGTGGCCATTGGCGTGGCCACTAGGGACCGCAATCCCTGACCCGGTAACGGGTACCGGTTCGATTCCGGATCGCGCGTGAGCAATGGTGGGTAGCTCAGTTGGTAGAGCATGGGGTCGCCCCCCGCAATGCGCTGGTTCGAGTCCAGCCCCGCCAGCCACGGCACAGGGATAGGTTCCTGACCGGTTCCGATGCTTTGTGCCTTGGGTGAAACCGGCCCCGACTGGCCAGGGTGGTTCCTGGTTACAGAGGGCGGCGAGTAACCCTAAATTTCGGTGACACGTAGCTCAGTTGGTAGAGCGCCGGGCCGTTAACCCGGATGTCGTAGGTTCGAGTCCTACCGTGCCAGCTTTGGTTAGGTAGCTCAGTTGGTAGAGCTTGGGACTCTTAATCCCATGGTCGCTGGTTCGAGTCCAGCCCTAATCACTGGCCCCTAGCTCAGTCAGGTTAGAGCGCCGCCCTGATAAGGCGGAGGTCCCTGGTTCAAATCCAGGGGGGTCAACGGAGTCAGCGGCGATCCCCGAAAGCGTGGGACAACGGGGGGCATGCACTCCCCTACAGGGTGGTTCTAGCCCTGTACCGCTGACAGCTTCCGCTGATGGTGAAATGGTAGACACGGCAGGCTTAGAACCTGCTGCCGGAAGGCATGGGGGTTCGACTCCCTCTCAGCGGACACAAAGGCCCATAGCTCAGTCTGGTCAGAGCACCGGCTTCCAAACCCGGGTGTCCCAGGTTCGAATCCTGGTGGGCCTGCCGTTCCCCGTTGGTCTAATAGGCAAGACACATGACTCTGGATCATGGGACCTTGGTTCGAACCCAGGATGGGGAGCAATGAGCGGATACACAATTGCCTGGCTGGCATGGCTAGGCGCATTTGGCGTTATCGAGGGCAAAGCCCTTTTCAACAAGACGCCCGGCGACACGCTGAGCGAGCACGTATGGGCCTGGTTCGGTACGGGCGCGGGTAGTACGGCCAAGCCTTCTGGCTGGGTCCGCACACGCCGTTTCACGCTGCTGGCTTTCATGGCCTGGTTGTCTGTGCACTTCCTGACTGGTGGCCGTTTCTGACGGAGGCACCACCTACCAACTTCGGTATGTGGGGGCCCTATGCCAGCGCGTAGCGTCTGTTCTACCCCTGGCTGCCCTGTGCTGGTGTACCCCTCTGGGCGGTGCGCTGAGTGCAGGGCCAAGGCTGCTGCTATGCGTACGCGCACTGCACGTAAGGGCTATGGCTCACAGTGGCAGCGCACACGGGCCAGATTCCTAGCGCAGCACCCGTACTGTGAATGCACCCAGTGCGGTACGCTGCCAGTCCCGCTGAAGCCACGTGCTACAGAGGTTGACCACATCGACGGCCTTGGACCACTGGGGCCGAGAGGCTACGACTGGACCAACCTACGGGCCATGACCAAGTCGCATCACGCGCGCGAGACTGCACGGAACCAGCCTGGTGGCTGGAACGACCGAGGATGAATCATATGGTTCCCTCGCTGTCAAGCTGACCTAGGGTGAGCATCCGTGATGTCCGTTTCGGTCTGTATGGGTGGGGGTGCACCCCTTGCCCGGTTGGGGACATTGAACGCGGGGGAGGTGTCTGCCAGGTGCGCCCGGTTCAGACACCCGGTTGAGACCCAAGTCACATCACCTAAAGTGAAGGGCCCCAGCCAACCAGGCCAGGGCCCCACCCTCCCGCCGGTCAGCGCCAGTCGACTGACGCTTCAACTTCACCGTTACCGAACACCCCACTTTCCGGGATCAGGTTGCCCACGTACGACTTGACGTCATCACGGATTGCGGCGCGACCCTTCGCACCGAACGCGATCGTCCAGTCATCCGGGTTGGCGAGGGTGATGGTGAGGGTGACGGAAACCTTCAGCGGCTCAGGCACGGTGCGCTCCCTTGGTTCTGTGTGGACCACCAGACAAGCACACTGCCCGCTGACTACGCAACACCACATACCAATTTTGGGAGGTGACCCCATGGCAAAGGGAGGCGCACGCGCCCGCTCAGGTCCGGCCCCAACGTCGACTGAGCGCAGCCACAAGGCTAAGGCCCCCGACTCCAACGGGTGGGTCACACTCCCGCGCGAGGGTCGTCAGGACGCTGAACCAGCCTTCCCCCTTGCCTCGCCGAGTCCGCGCGAGATGCAGCTTTGGGAACGGCTCTGGGAGACTCCCCAGGCAGTCATGTGGGATCAGCTTCACCAGGAATTCGAGGTAGCCAGCTACGTTCGTCTGCTGGTTCGCGCTGAGTCTCCGCGCAGTAGCGCAATCGTCTGGGGCCAGGTCAAACAGTTCGCCGAGTCCCTGGGCCTGAGCGTCAGCGGGATGCAACGGAACCGTTGGACCATTGGCGCTGTCGACGCTGACGACGATGACCAGCCGGTGACTGACAGCGAGGAAGACTCGTTCGAGGATCGGCTACGGCTGGTGGTCGGCAATGGGTGATCCGCTCATCATGCGGGTCACGTTGCGTTGGATCGAGCGTCACGCGGTTGTTCCTGATGGCTTCAGCCAGGGTAAGCGGTTCAATCTGCTGCCCTGGCAAATGAAGGTCGCTGCGAATCTGTACGCCGTCCGCCCGGACGCTGAGGTAGGCCAGCTCTCTACTGCGTTCGTCTACCGGCGCGCGCAGGTCATCATGAGTCAGAAGAGCGGTAAGGGCCCGTTTGCGGCTGCCATCGTTCTGGGTGAGGCTGCCGGACCTACGGTCTTTGACGGCTTTGCTGAGGGCGGGGAGCGTTACCGGTGCCGGACCCATGGCTGCCCCTGCGGGTGGTCCTATGCGTACGCCCCGGGCGAGCCTATGGGTGTCCCTCAGCCCACCCCGCTGATTCAGCTACTCGCCACGTCTGAGGACCAGGTCGCCAACGTCTACCGCCCGCTGACGGCCATGATCAAGCACGGTTCCCTAGGGGCGCTCATGAGCGTCCGAGAGGGTTTCGTCAGGGTCGGCGATGAAGGCCGTATTGACGCTGTCACGTCTTCAGCGCAGTCCCGCCTAGGTAACCCCATCACCTTTGCAATTCAGGACGAGACCGGCACGTATACGGCCACGAACAAGATGATCAAAGTGGCCGAGACTATGCGCCGTGGTCTAGCTGGTATGTCCGGCCGTTCCATGGAGACGACGAACGCTTACGACCCTTCCGAGGAATCGACAGCGAAGCGGACCCACGAGAGCAAGGCAGAGGACGTTTACCGCTACTTCCCGCAGGCCCCGCTAAACCTGTCGTACAGGAATAAGCAGGAACGGCGGAAGATTCACAAGGCTGTCTACGGTGACTGCCCGCATATCGACCTTGACGCGATCGAGGCTGAGGCCAGCGAATTGGCCGAGACTGACCCCGCGCAGGCTGAGCGATTCTTCGGAAACCGCATCGTTGCGGGCGCTGGTGCCTGGGTCGAGCACAATTTGTGGGAGGCGCGAGCAGACGGCCGGCCGAATGTCAAGCCCCGGACCCCAATTGTTTTGGGATTCGACGGATCAGACGTCGATGACTGGACGGCATTCCGCGCTGAGACGCTGGACGGCTTCCAGTTCACCCCGACCTACGGCCCTAACCGGCTGCCTACCATCTGGAATCCTGCCGACTTTGGCGGACAGGTTCCCAGGCTTGATGTTTCGGCCGCCCTTGACGAACTGGTGCGCCGGTATGACGTCAAGCTCATTTACGCTGACCCACCGTATTGGGACTCAGAGGTAGACGAGTGGGCAGCCAAGTACGGTGACCGCATCGTTATCCGCTGGTACACCCGCCGCGTGGTTCAGATGCACACTGCTGCGGAGCGACTGAAGACGGATATCAGCAAGGCTGACACTCGGTTCACCCATGACGGGTGCCCGATTACGTCCGGTCACATTCGGAACGCCCGTGCAGCCGCAAGGCCCCAGGGCCGGTACGTGCTGGCCAAGTCTGCCGCTGACCAGAAAATCGACGCTGCGGTAACCAGCATCCTGGCACATGAAGCCGCTTCGGATGCTATAGCCGCTGGCATGGCTGCACCTAAGCGCAAGTCTTACTACTACGGAACGTGAGGGAGGGGGCATCTTGGCCACCCAGGATCAGGCCCTAAACCTGGTTGCCATTCTGGAAACGGAACTACGCAATCGGCGCTGGGAAATCGACCGCAATGAGGCGTACTACCGGGGTCGCCAGCCTCTCTCTTACGCGTCCGACCAGTTCCGCAAGTACCACGCTGAGCGATACAAGGACTTTTCTGACAACTGGGTTCAGGTGGTCTCTGACGCTCCCGTCGAGCGACTGACCGTGAATGGCATCAAGCCAGCGGGAATGACCGAGGCTGACAAGGAATCGTGGCGCGTCTGGCAGATGAATGCCCTTGACGCTGACAGCCAGTTGGGCTTCCTCGGCGCTGTGAATTCCGGCCGGTCGTTCGTCCTGGTGTGGGGTAACCCTGACGACCCTGAGACCCCTGAAGTCACGTTCGAGGATGCCTCTCAGTGCATCGTGGTCTATGAGCCTGGTTCCCGCCGGAAGCGCCGTGCGGCCCTGAAGCGCTGGGAGGATGGCGGGTACGACTACGCCACGCTGTACCTGCCGGATGAGGTCTGGAAGTTCCAGCGGGCGCACCTGTCGACCCCTAAGAAGTCTCTCGTCATGCTTCAGGCAGATGATGAGATGGACGCTTGGACCCCGCGCGACATGGGAACGGCAGAACCGAACCCCCAGGTCAACCCTATGGGTTGTGTTCCCATGGTGGAGCTTCCCAACAAGCCAATGCTGGTCAGCGACCCAATCCCGGATATTACGGGTGTGGTCGCAATGCAGAATGCCGTGAACCTGCTTTGGGCCCAGCTCTTCACCGCGAGTGACTATGCATCGTTCCCCACCCGGATTGTTCTGGGTGCCGAACGGCCGGTCGTCCCTGTGCTGGATGCTACGGGGCAGATCGTCGGTGAACGTCCGGTAGACATGGAAAAGTTTGCCGTTGACCGTGTGCAGTTCTTCAGCGGAGATGACGTCAAGACGGCGGAATGGTCCGCTGCGAATCTCGACGCCTACACAAGCGTGATTGAGACTGCGGTCGGCCACATTGCGGCGCAGACCCGTACGCCTGCTCACTACCTAATCGGCAAGATGGCGAACCTTTCTGGTGACGCGCTGATCGCTGCTGAGACCGGCCTAATCAAGCGGGTCGAGGAAAAGCAGCTTTGGTTTGGCCAGGCCATCCGCGAGGTTTTCGGATTGATCGCGCTGGCCCAGGGCAACGACGCTAAGGCCAAGGCGGTGCAGGGTGGTTCGGTCCTTTGGGCGGACGCTGAGTCTCGCTCGAATGCCCAGCTCGCTGACGCGCTGCTGAAGCTGAAGGGGATTGGGTTCCCGTTCGAGTTCCTGGCCAGCCGGTACGGCCTGACGCCTACTGAGGTCGCCGACCTGCTGAAGATGAAGGAACGCGAAATGCAGGCTGACCCCATGGCGGCGCTGTCCCAGATCATGACGCACAACCCTGATCAGGCAGTCGACCCCAACGGCGGTAATGATGGTATGGAGCCTGAGGGCCCGCCTACACCAGAAGGAACGGGAACGGCTGGCTGACGCTACCGCCCGCGCCGTACTCGCTGAGTGGTCCAAGGTCGACCCCAGTTCTGTTGCTGAGAACTGGGGTCGATTGCTGCCCAAGGTAACCGCAATGGTCCAAGCTGGGCAGACCAAGTCAGCGGACATGACGAACGACTTCATGCGCGACATGATCGGCGCACTTGACGCTGAGATCGACGCTGAGCAGTTTGCCAGGGCCACCCCGGACGGGCGGAACCTGATGGGTGTGCTTGCCCGCGCAATCCCTACCGCCCTGTGGCGACGAGATGAGGGAGACTCCGCCCGGACCGCAATGGCCCGTGCAGGCTCATTCATCAACATGGTGGTTCGCACCACGATTGCTGACACGGGCAGGCAGGCAGACCAGGCCGCAATGGTCGGCAATACCAAGGTGACCAGCTATGTGCGCGTGGTGGAGCTTCCCGCGTGTGCCCGCTGCATCATCCTGGCTGGCCGCGAGTACAGCGTCTCAACGGGCTTCCAGCGCCATCCCAACTGCGACTGCACCATGGAACCGGTGACGCACGGGAAGGCCGCTTTCACCCTGGACGCCAAGGACATGTTCGACCGCATGTCTGCCGACCAGCGCCGCAAGGTGTTTGGCGAGGCTGGCACTAAGGCCATTGATGATGGCGCCAACATCTACAGCATCGTGAACGCGCGCAAGGCGATGGACACAGTAGAGATGTTCGGTCGAAAGGTCCAAGTAACCCACGTTGGAACGGGCAGCAAGCGTAAGCCTAAGCGCCCGCCCCGGCTAATGCCGGAAGAGATCTACCGACTAGCCGACGGTGACCGAGCACAGGCAATCCGCCTGCTCTACAAAAACGGCTATCTCCGCTGAGGCAGCGCGCACGGCGCACCCGGCACATACCAATTTTGGTACCTGATACGCGCGCAATGCGCATGGAGGTTCAAGCATGCCCGAAAACCCTAACCCCAATGGTCCGGCTGACGACTCGACCGATCCGGGCGCGCCTGACGAGAACCAGACCCCGCCCGGCAACGGCCCTGCGGACGGGATTGACTCGACGGATGGCGCAGACCCCGCTGGCAGTGAGGCCCTGGGGGATGCCGGTAAGAAGGCCCTTGACTCCATGAAGAGCAAGTGGCGTGAGGAGAGGGACAAGCGGCGAGACCTAGAGTCCCGTATCGCTTCGCTGGAGGCCCCAAAGCCGTCCGGTGACACAGACACCCCTGACCCGGATTCTATCCGGCGAGAGGCGGCGCGAGAGGCCACCCTGAAGGCCAACGCGCGAATCCTCAGGTCTGAGATCAAGGCTGCTGCCGCTGGCAAGTTCGCCGACCCCGCTGATGCTCTCGCGTTCATCGACGCTGCCCAGTTCGAGGTAGACGAGAACGGCGATGTAGACGCAGGTGAGATCTCCGACGCGATCGAGGAACTACTAACCCGGAAGCCACACCTAGCCGCAACGGCCCGGCCACGGTTTCAGGGAACTGGCGATGGCGGAGCAGCGCGCAAGGCAGCTATTCCTCAGCTCACCCGCGACCAGCTAAAGGGCATGAGTCCTGAGGCCATTCGCAAGGCCAAGACTGAGGGCCGCCTGAACAACCTGCTCGGCATCAAGTAACTATCCCTAACCCAGAGAGGTTCGGCAAATGGCCGTTGACACTTTCATTCCTGAGGTCTGGTCGGCAGACCTGCTAGTTGCGCTACGGGAGAACCTGGTCTTTGGCCAGCCCGGCATCATCAACCGCGACTATGAGGGCGATATCGCGCAGTACGGTGACACTGTGCACATCGGGCACCTAGTGCGCCCGACTATCGGCACGTACACCAAGAACAGCACCACGATCGCGCCCCAGACTCTTGTCACCACGGACGACACCCTGGTGATCGACCAGAGCAAGTACTTCGCGTTTGAGGTCGATGACGTCGACGCGCGTCAGGTCCGCGATGGTGGCCAGCTACTCAACCGCGCTGCGGAGGATTCGGCCTTTGGCCTGGCCGAGGTTGTTGACACCTTCCTGGCGTCCGCGATGACCACGGCTGCGGGCAACGTCCTGACCCCGGGTGCGGCTGCGACTTCCGATGCGGCGTACAAGATCGTCCTGGCCCTGAAGCTGAAGCTAGACAAGGCCAAGGTGCCGACCGCTGGCCGGTATGTCATCGTGTCGCCCGAGTTCTACTCGCTGATCCTTCAGGACACGCGCTTCATCTACGCGAACCAGTACGGTTCCACTGACCCCATCCGCAATGGTGAGGTCGGCGCAATCCTCGGTTTCAGCGTGATGGTGTCGCTTAACCTCCCGCAGGGCACCGCTGGCACCCTTCCGGCCGTGTCCAACTTCGTGGTTGCCGGTCACTCGATCGCAACGACCTACGCGGAGCAGATTAACAAGGTCGAGGCGTACCGCCCGCAGAACAGCTTCGCCGACGCGATCAAGGGCCTTCACCTTTACGGTGCCAAGGTCGCGCGTCCTGAGGCCCTGGCCGTGATGGACGTTGACGTCACCACGGGTCTGCCCAGCTAATCCGGCTGAGTGAGTGGGGGTCACCTACCAATCTTGGTACGTGGCCCCCGCCCCGCCCTATCTTCCCCAACCCTTTGGAGTTCCCATGGCTGACCTGGTTGATGTGATCGTCACGAACAAGACGGGTGCCCGCGTGGGCCTGCGCCTAGATCCGGATGGCGAGCAGCTTGCCTACCTCCGTCTGCTGCTGAAGCGCGATGATCTGGACGCCGTAGACGTGGCCAAGCCTGCCGCGCGTAAGCCTGTCGCAGCCAAGTAAGCGAGGGTGACCCATGGCGCTTGACCCTCTGGCGACTATCGCCGACCTGACTGCGCGTGGCGTCACTGTCGAGTCTGCTGAGACTGTCGCTGTAACCACCTACTTTGACGTGGCTTCCGCCCTGGTGCGCGAGGCTGCGGGGTCTACCATCACCCAGGCCACCAGTACCATCACGCTAGAGGGTGACCATGACACGCGGCTCAGGCTGCCTGGGCAGCTCGTCCAGTCCGTGTCTGACGTCACCATCGACGGCAACCCTGTGACTGACTGGAAGCTGGCTAGCGGCGCGCTGTGGCGTGAGCTGGGCTGGCGCGCGATGAACTGGACGTCGTACGGCTGGCGGTCGACTGACCAGCCTTCAGAGGTCAGCGTCACCTATACGCATGGCCTACCCGCCGTGCCCGCTGACATTGTTGACCTGGTCTGCCGTCTGGTCGGCCAGGCCCTAGTAGCACTACGTGGTGGCGACCCGTTCGCGCGGGTGGTCGACCTGGAACGCATCGGGGACTACCAGGCCAAGTACGGCAACCTTGAAACCGGCATGCTCGCCCTGTCCGACTTCCAGCGCAATCGGCTGGCTGCCCGCTTTGGTGCTGGCCCGTCCACGGTGGTGAAGTCGCGGTGAGTCGGCTAGCGCATCTGCTGAATACCAGCGCTGAGGTCTACCGCGAGGAACGCTCGCCAGATGGCATGGGTGGCTACGTAACGGCCTGGCAGCCTGCCGGTGTGGTCCGGGCCCGATTCAGCCAGCCGAGCGTCACAGAGCAGGTTCTAGCGGGTCAGGCTGGCGACAGCCGGACGCATCTGGTTTACCTCTTGCCGACCGCTGGCGTCCGTCGAGGTGACCAGCTACGGCTAGGCACTGACGTCTACCTGGTCCTGAAGACTCTTCAGCCCAGCGTGCCAGGGACCTACCTCCGCGCTGACTGTCTGTTCCGCGAGCCTGGTAACTGATGGCCGAGACTCTGCGCGGACTGCGCACGGCCCTGGCCCGTATCAGGCTGCTTCCCCGGCGGATAGACGAACTACGTGTCGTTGCGCTGAATCAGTGGGCAGAGGACTTGGCCAAGACTGCCAAGGAACTGGCCCCAGTCCGTACCGGCGCGCTGCGGGAGAGCATTGAGACCAACGTGAACGAGCGGTCCGGGAAAGCCTGGGTGCAGATCAAGCCAGGCAAGACACGTGACTACGCGTACTACGTCGAGAAAGGAACGAGCAAGATGGAAGATCAGCCGTTCCTAGGTCCGGCCACCCAGATTCACGCACGTACCGGCGAGCGAGAGCTTCAGCGCAACGCCCGTCGCTTCCTGGATAGGTGGTGACGTGGCTACTTCTATGCGGCCGCTTCAGACGGCCATCTACGGCAAGCTGACCGCCGCCCTTCCTGGCCAGGTCTATGACCAGATACCGGAGCCTGCGCCGTTCCCGTACGTGCAGATAGGCAGCATCACGGAATTTCCGGATGACACCCATGACGCGCAGGGGCTCAGCGCCACGGTGGTGGTTCACGTTTGGTCGATGGCCCCGGGGCCCAGTGAGCTATTCGACTTGTTCGCTGCGGTAGACGCTGCCCTTGATCGCGCGCCGCTGAGTGTCGCTGGGTTCGATCAGGTGTACATCAAGCACACCCAGCACCAGACCGTTC